GAAGTCGGCGAAGGAGACAAGGGCCCGCAGGCCAACAACGTGGTTGGGCTGTGATCGAAGTTGACCAAGGGGAGCGTGAATACCTCGTCTTGGCCGTCGATGATGGCAACCTGCGGACTGTCCTGTCGATGAAGCACGGCGACGGGATGGCCTTGCACCAGGAATTGTCGAAATATTACGGGCTGATTGAGCGTGGGGAACCGGCACCCAGGCCCAAAAAGAAGCCCGGATTTTTCGCCCGGCTGTTGGGGGTGGCGTGATGGCTCTGGCACCACAAGACGAAATGGTAAAGCACATGCAAGGCCTCGCCCGGCTGGATCAGGACTTTCCACAGCTTGTCGGACTGGCGTTTGCCCTGGCCCAGCGCCTTACCAACTACGTCAATACCCACAGAATCCACCCGAAAGACATCAAATTTCAGGATATCAAGTGGCACAATGACGGGATGGTCACCTTCAAGGTGATGAAGCGGGTCNGGAAAAATGCCTGGATCAAGTGCGCGCCGATGGACGTCATCCTGGGTGGCACCAAGCCGGGCGGTTGATTTTTTGTTGACCCACTATCTTGTGGCCGGTACAATCCGAGGCAGATGTCATCAAGGGGGAACTTTGAAACGCACCGTTGTAAAACTCAGGGAAGAAGAAGCGGCCTCGGCCTCGGCCAACGCACAACTGTTGCGGCCGAACTTTGAGGGCCTGCGTGAAGGTTCTCTGGACGACGACCGGCGCGAATGCAAGGTCATCCTCATTTCAGAAGGCCCAGGCAATTCCAAAGACAAAAACTATTACAGCCGCGAGGCCATCGAGGCGGCCGCCAACGAAGGCACCTTTGAGGGCTTGCGGGCGTACCTAAACCACCAGACGGACGAGGAATCTTACGACCGGCCCGAAGGCGACATCAAGAACCTTTGTGGCTACTACAAGGAAACCCGCCAAGTGGAAGTGGACGGTGGGCGGGCCGCCATCGAAGCGAAATTGTGCTTCGACGGTTCCGAGGCTGGCGCCCAGGCTTACGCCAAGGCCAAGTCGGCGGTCGGTTACAGAGAACTGTTTCCCGAATCAGATGAGCCGTATGCTGGACTGTCCATCAACGGCGCAGGGGTTAGGGAAGGGGAAGTGGACGTCGACGGAGAACTGTACGCCAAGATCGTAGGGTTTGCCGACATGGAGTCGGTAGACGTTGTAACAAGGCCAGCCAGGGGCGGCGCATTCGTGTCGCTCGTTGAAAGTGTGGCCGGGTCAAATTCACCCACATGGAGGAAAGACATCATGAAGGTCAAGGACATCGTGAAGTCACTCCGCGAATCCCGTGCCAAACTCGCCGAGGAAAAAGACGCCTCGAAGAAGAAGGCGCTGGAAGCGGAAATCAAGAAGCAAGAAGCCAACCTGCTGAAAGCTGTCGAGGCCGACCCCGGCGCCATGCCTGACGTCACGGCTGACCAAAGGCCAGCCCCGGCCGAAGCTGACCCCAAAGGTAGCGAGGAAGAACCAGCCGCCGAAATGGACTTGGACGCGCTCAAGGCCCTGGTGCCTCAGGAAGCCAACGAGTCCGAACAGGAATACGACGACCGCATGAAAAAGGTCGGCGCCCTGATGTCGCGTGGTTCCGAAGCCGCACCCGAGCCCGAAGACGGCAAGGCGGCCGAGAGCAAGAGCCTCGCGGATTTCAAAAAGAAGGCCCCTGGCGTTTACTCCAAGATGCGCGAAGCCATCAAAAAGGAAGTCGGCGCCCGCGCTGACGACCTCAAGGACACGAAGAGCAAGCTGACCGAGGCCAACGTGGAACTCAAGATCATGAAAGACCGCGAACTGGCTACCAAAAAGTTGAACGAAAGCAATGTCCCGCCTCGCATCCTCGCGGCCGACGACCTTATTGGAAAGTCGGGCGAGGAAATGGATCGGGAAATTGAACGGACGAAAGCGCTGATGAATGGAAGCGACGAAATCGGTGGCGGCTTGGCTCGCGTAGGCGAATCCCAAGGCTCCGATGATGACGTTTCCACGATGTTGCGCGAAAGCGGCGTCGCCGAAAAGACCAAGGAAGAAGGCGAGGCTGAATAAGGTTACGTTTTGCACGACCCCGGCCATGAGGTCGGGGCACTTATAACCCCTTTAACGAGGATACCGTCATGGCAGACGTCTATCGCTATAAACGCGACGTAGACAACGTAGAGGTTTTTGCAGTTGACCCGACTGGCACGATCAGTTTGGGCGACCTCGTCCGTTGGAATACGTCGACGAAGAAAGCGGAGCGCCTTGCGGCGGTTGGTAATGCATCATCGCTCCTGGGTGTGGCAGAGGGTCGTATTCCGATTGCATCGGGCATCGACAACGCGCCGAACCTGGAGAACCAACTGACCGTCCGTAAAAAAGGCATCTTCTCTTTCAAGACGACCGCCGCAGAAGTCTACTCACATGGTGACGCTGTCAAGCGTGGCGCTGATGACCAAACGGTCAGCAAAGCTACGGTTGGCACGGATCAGGTCGGTTACGTCGATCTGCCCGATGGCGTAGATGTGACAGGCGCCGCAGGCGTGGAAGTGACAGTCCTCATCACCCAAAGATTCCCGTCTAACGACGTGGCAGATTAACGGAGGCAGTCGTGAAAATCAAACGCACAACGAGCCTCGCTGACCTGCGCGAATCGGACAAACCCGAACTGGTGATGTCCCCTGCGGTGGTGAAGCTGGCAGAAAGTATCGACTGGGAGACTTGCTCTTTCAGGGCCGTCAGAACAATGGCGACCAAAAATTATCGGAAGTTGGGAGAGGCCCAGCCTACCCAGGCTTTCGGTCAGTTGCTTCGCGCTGGCATCCAGTCCATCGCCAACAACTGGTACGACCGCACGGAGGTCAACTGGCCGCAGTACGTTCAGGAAGTTTCGTCTGACAAGAGGCAGGAGTTCTACGCGCCTCTGTTCGGCGCCCAGCTTCCGACGCGCACAGGCCGGGGTGAACCTTACTCGGAAAACAGGCTCGAAGGTGTTGACCGCGAACTGATCAACTACAAGTACATGGGCGGTGAGTCGTTTGAACGTGAATTGTTCGACGACGACCAGACCGGCCAGATTCGTCAGCGCGCCTCTCAGTTGGGGCAAGCGATGAAGGTACTTGAGGAAGTTTATGTCGCGGGAAGACTCCGGGGAACCGCCGCCACCATCGCGGGCGTTTCCATTCCAGCTTCCACATTCAGCACGGTCAATGCGGCCGGGACAGCAATCACCGTCCCGTTCTCGACCACGCTGTATGATGGCTCAAGCGGAAACCGGCCGTCTGCGTATGCCCAGCTTTCCGTACCGGCCTTGAAGACCGGCTACGAAACGCTGTTGAATGCGCTCGACCCCCTGGGCGTGAAAGTGCTGACCAATCCTGATACGCTGGTGGTGTCGCCTTTTGACGACATCAATGCGGCTCAGTTCTTGAACAGCGCTTACTATCCGGGCGTCCCTGGCCTTGGTGGCGAAAATGCAGGCTCGGCTTCATCGGGCTTTGCAAGTGGCGCCTTCTCGGTCAACCCTGTGAAGGGTCTGCTCAACCCGAAAACCAACCGCTACCTTCCGCAAGGTGCGTGGTACATCGGCGAGAGCAAAAAAGGCATGATCTTCCAGCGTCGTGATCCCGTGGAAATTGTGCAGGAACAGCCGCAGTCGGGTCAGTCCTTTGACCTGGACGTGATTCGTTTCCGTTCACGCACCCGTTGGGAAGTGGATTGGGTCGATTCGCGCTTCTGGTATCAGGGGAACGACGGCACGGCTTCGGTGACGCAGTAAGAACTTCCCTGGTGGGAAATAAGGATAGGGTGGTCGGGCCGTTACTTTTGGCGCGGCCCGGCCGCCTGACTCCTTTTTACTTCAAGTTCGGGGTTTAACGTGGCTGTAAAAACTAAGATTATCAAGCCGAAGGCCAAGGCCAAGGCCAAACGCAAGCGAGCAAAAACTACGGCCGATTGGGACGCCCAGGAAGCCGCAGAGGCACCGATAAAGAAAGCATCGGTTGACGTGATCAACCAGCTTGTCGGCCGCGAGATTTACAAGGCCGCTTGCTCAGAGCCCGGATGGAAATCAAAGGGCATGAAAATTTTCGTCAGTCGTTTTTACCCCCACGCTAACCAGATCGTTGATTTTCCCCGAACCGGGACAGAGGAAAAGCTCAAGAAGGATTTCTTCAAAAAGGTTCGCATCGCATACGCCTGCGTGTCAGTCGGCGAACAAACCGACATGGAAACCCTCGCGAAGCGGATCAAGGCGTCCCGGCGCATCCTGAAAGGCAGGCCCAGAAATGCTCGACAGGCTCATTGATCGTGTAACAGGAAGCCCGGCGATTAAGGTCGCCAGGAAGACCATCGCAGGCCCAGCGACCAACGCTGTAATCGTCGCGGCCAAGCCGGGTGAGGTCATGATTCCGATCTCGGTTGAAATGTCCACAACCGTCGCGGGCAAAGTGACGGTCAAGCACGGAACCGTGGCGGCTGGCGATGGCGAAGACACCGGCCTGATTACAGAAGGCGACTACCCTGCCCTGGGTGGTGGCCTGAAAATTTTTGGTGAGAATGGGCCACCCGGAACAGTCAACACTTCCATGACCGGCGATTTCACCGGGTCTGGAAGCGCGACGCTCCTGGTGCAATACATGACAATTCCAGTATCGTAAAAATCAACGCTACCCGAAACACTTCAAGACGGGAAGGTGGGCTACCCGCCTTCCCGTTTTTTTAAGGAGTCAAACATGGAATACGGAGTTAGCTTTTCACTGGTCAATGATGAGAATTTTTCAATCGGCCAGCTTATCTCCATCAAGCCGGGCGGCGCGCTGTGGAAGGATGCCGAGATTGCTGGCTTGGGCTTTGCCATCATGACGCTGACCCAGGAAGAATACGACGATGCGTCGGCCAACATGATCGACCGTGGGGTAAACAACACCACGACCCCTACGGCGATTGTGGCAATCTGATGAAGCGCCTACTGCTCATCCTTCTACTTCTGCTGGGCGCCCCGGCTGGGGCCGCTATTTCCTACGGAAGTGACTACGCGATATCAAGCAACGTGACCACAGACAGCATCACGGTCACGGCCACCCTTGGATCAACTGGCGCCGACAGTATTTTGTTCATGATGGTCGAAGCTGAGAGCAATTTCGGGACGCCATTGGAAGTGGACTACAATGGCGCGACCATGACCAGCCTCGGCGGTAAGGTTGCGTATACAGGTAGCGCCAACGTTTACAGGGAACTTTTCTACCTGAATGCCAACCTGACGTCGGGCCAGAATATCCACGTTTTCAGTGAATTGGTTTCGCCGACCCTGGGCCAGCTTGGCGCGAAGAGTTGGCACATTAGATATTGGACTTATGGCGGGGTGTCGGGCTTGGGAACCACCAGCGTCAACGCAACCAACTTTGTTACATCTTCAAGTGGGTCGCCAGTCACGGTGGCCTTCAATTTCACGCCTGCCCAGGCTTCAAGCACCATCCTTCAACTTTTGCCCGGCCAGGGTTCGACCTGTCCGTCTGGATATAGCCCGGCCAACGGTACAACCCGTCAGTCTCTTGTGTCCGGCACAATGGGTGCGGCTTCGGTGTGGTTCGCATTCAGCGATTACGCGCCAGGGTCGACATCGCTTTACAGCTTGGCCCAGGACTTTAACCCGAACTACTGTGGAAACACCGGGTATGGGTGGGGCATTGAAATGTTGGAGCCGGTTTCCGACACTCCGACCTATACGCCGACATGGACACCTACCTGGAGTCCTACTTGGACGCCCACCGCCACGCCGACTTGGACGCCGACTTGGACACCAACAGCAACGCCGACAGCCACCCCAACTTGGTCGCCTACCGTCAGCCCGACGCCCACGGACACCCCANCCGCTTCGCCGACCGGGACGCCCACTTGGTCGCCAACAGCCACGCCGACATTTACAGTAACGCCCACTTACACCCAAACCCCCCTCGGGCCTGCTCAACGTGATCAGCGCCGCCGCAGGGGTCGCTCGGAGGTTCCGCGATGCTTACCGTTGCCAGTATTGTCACGGCCGCACGTGGCCTCGTAGACGACCGCTTGGACGACAGTTTCAGCCACGATGATCTCGGCGAGTTCGCAGACGGCACCAACACCCGGTTCAAACTGTTCAATCGTTTTGTCGTTGACAACACGACAGACGGCGCCCCGGCCGACCCCGTGCTGTTGGTCAACCTTGCCCCGGTCGCTTATACCGTCGCCAAGGAAACCGGCATCATTACGGCGACGGTCGCCCCTGCGGCTGGGTCGCTGGTGCAGGCTGAGTACTATCACACGCTGTTGTCTGACGCGATGTACGTTGAAATAGTCAAACAGGCCCACGCCTTTTTCGGTAACTATGTTGCCGGGGTGACGGACTCCATCACCATTTCCAGCGACACCGCCATTGAAGAAACCCTGTTTGACTCGGCAACACACTACGTCGGAAGCCGGGCGGCCAAGAAGCTGTCAACGCAGACGGCGTGGTTCTATTCGGCCGGGGCTGGCGGCAAGAATTTCAACAAGGACACCATCAGCGCGAAGTTCAAGGCCCTGGCCGACGAACTGATGACCGAGGCTCTCAAGGCCCGCGAAGACGTTTACACAAGGCATGGCAAAAGGGACGCCCCGGCCATCAAGCACAGCCTCATCAGGCCGGTACTTCGCTACCAACCCAGGAGATAAAGTGGGAGTCAAACAGTCAATAGGGAAGGGTGACGGTTCAATCTGGCGCGACCACATGCGTGAGACTACCCGGTTCTTTGAGGAACCGATAACCCTGCGTCGTTTTATATCGACGTCGGCCGGGGATGACACCTTGGGTCGCCCGGCTGTTCCAGCCTTCACCGACTACCCCACGCGGGCAACGATTGAGGACTTGGCCGCCCAGGAGATCGTCAGTAGCAACGGTATTTACGCAACCGGCGACCTCAAGGTGCATGTGCGAATCCCTACCTTCGGAGCAGATTCGGGAACCGGCGACTTTCAGAGCGCGCCCAGGCAATCAGACCGGGTCAGATATCGCAACCGGGAATACCGTTTTGTGGGCCACATCGACACTGTCGACATGGCTGGCCGGGTCTACTGGAAGGGCGTCATGCGTCAGGTAACGTCGTCATGATCACCGTCGCGACCGACATAGAAATCGACGGGGTGCTTTACAAGGACGCGCCACCCGAAAAGCTGGCCGACGCGATTGAGGACATGGGCGAGGAATTTGTTGAAAAAGCCGAGTTGGTGCATCGGAAGTCCGTATTTGAAATCCTGCTCGAACTGATTCGCCTGACCCCGGTGGACTCTGGCCGTCTGCGCGGTTCCTGGACGGCGTTTTTTGCAAAGCATGGCGCCGAGGATATGTACCAGAACTCCCTTGAACGACCGGCGCCAGGGCAGGCAACTACCAAGACGAAATTCAGTCCAAAGGCTTTCGCAGAGGGACAGGCTGACGGCGAGTTCATCGACCAGCCCTTCGACACCACCATCGCATCCAACGTTGTCTATTCGAAATACGTTGAGCGCAGGCTGAAATTCGTGTTGAAGGCTTTGGCGAAAGGGCAGACATGGTACAAGGAAAATTTCAGGAATTTTTACAAGGCCATCGGTCGGGAGCATGGCATCCCTGATGTAGATTTTAAGGACAATCATTAATGTCGATCACAAATATAGTTCAAACCGATCTTGGTGGCGGTATGGTGAGGGTGTCTTTTGACGTATCAGATGTTACGGCTAGTCCAATCGAAGTGCATTACGGGCCAACTGCGGCATACGGGAACACGCAAATCTCAACAAGAGTTGGGCCAGTAGAGTTTCAATCTGATTTTTCACCTTCGGTTTCTCCTTTCCATTATGAAGTGCAGGTTGGCGCAGAATTTGAAGGCGATTTTATTGGAACGTTTGTCCCGGCAGGTTTTAGTTCAATTACTGTGACGCAGTTGAGCGAGGGTCGGGTTGAAATTTCCTATACCCATGACAACGACAGCCCGACGTCTCAGATATTAAAGTGGGGTCGCGATACAAACTACGGCAACAACGTGACTGGAGTCACACAAATAAGTCAATTTGTCTGGAAATTCGACCCGATCACGCCAGGGGTGTCGCCTTTCCACTTCGAAATCGAGCATACCTGATGGCTCTCAGTGGTGATCAAATAGGGACAGTCCAAGGACTCGGCGTTGGAGCAACCGGGAAATGGAACGCCATTTCCAGCCTCAACAACTGGCTCAAGGCCAACATTCTCGAAGCCGGGCAGTTCACCTACCAATTTCTGGGTGAAATGGACGCCAGTATTTTTCCCAGGGTCGAGGTCTACGAAATGTCAGTCGGCGACCTGGGCTTCGATTCCTTCGGTCAGAACGTTTTCCCGGCCGGTGGTGCAGGCCTCAAAGAAGGTTCCCTGCAACAGTTTTTTCATGATATTCGATATCTACGCCGACAAAAGCGACCTTGAATTAGTACGAAAAATCCGCGACCGTTTGGCGTGGGGGCTTCGGATGGCGGGCATGTCGCGTGATGTTGACGACAGCGAAATCCTTCCACCGATCAGGATTTTGGACTACAATAATTCATCAATTGACACAAAGACGGTGGCCTGGGTGCCAATCGAGGAAGACAATCACATGAACGAACAGTACTTTCCCCCTTCCGGGGAAACAGCAAATCTCCACCAAATTCGGTTGGTGGTGAAATTTAAATGGTGGGAACTTAACGCCTAACAGGAGGACGAGAACATGCCAGCGAATACGCGAGAGCCGTTGACTATCTTCACCGGGCAACGGGCACAGATTCGGGCGGTGAGTTTGGGTCACGGAGCGATTCGCCCGAACATGGTCGACGCCGTTGACTTCACCCCTGCCCTGTCCAGTACCCGAATCCCGGAGTTCGACAACCTTGTCGATGCCCTGACCTTTCAAACCTTTGATGGTGGGGCCGGTAAATTTGGTTTCAAATACAGCAACCAGGGCCAGATCGAGGCGTTGGTCATGGATCAAGACCCGTCCGTGGCGACGTTTTACGTCAACCCGTCCCTGTTCAAACCCTTTACTCTGTTCGCCAACCTGAAAGGGCTGGACGGAAAGATCAAGGGGTCGTACCTGGGCGACAGATGTAAGGCGATGGGAATGCCCTTCACCAGCACCGTGAAAGAAGCGGCGGCCGGTTCGGTGGACTTCGAGTTCATCAACTTTTTCCAGTTCCGAGGCTTGGGCATTCTCTACACCCGCGCCAGGAGCGCCGTTGCGCCGCAGGGCGCCCCGGCCCAGCCGACCATCGTTGGTCAATCCACAGGTGGCAACCTGGAAGACGGCGTCTATTACGTCCGCATAACATCAACCAGCGCGACCGGCGAGTCCACGGCCAGCAACGAAGCCATTGTGGAAGTAAGCGGCGGCGGCGGTAGTGGATCGGTGGACGTGACTCTCCCGGCTTTCAGTTCGCCGATCACCGGCTACAACGTTTACGTTTCAGCCGAGTCCAACAACGAGCGTTTCAATTCATCCTTCACCACGGGCGCAGGCGGCACGGAAACCGTCACGGACATGCCTGCGGTTACAGCCAACGCCGTGCCTACCACGGACACGACCGGCGCCTTCCAGGCTCCCAACGACAAGGAGTTTGTCGCCAACAAGGTTACGCTCGATCAGGCGGCCTTTCCCCTGCCTCAGTCGGGGCTTGACTATGCGCTGATCCTCAAGAACGGCGTGGTGGTTGCCAGCCCGGACAACCCGGCCACCAATGGTGACTTCATCATCAATGCGGCCGGGACGGAATTTGAAATCAAGGACACCCCGGCCGACGACGAGGTCTGGGACATCTTTACCCTGTTCCAACCGAACTAAGCACGGAGGTACGACATGGCTGACGACGAACTCAACATCGCCCTGGGCAAGTTGCTCAAGGAACCTGTCCCGATCAAGTTTTTACCGGGCAAAAATGAGCTACGAATCCTGCGGGACGAAGTTCAGCGCGTCGAGAAAATCCTTGGCTCGGGTCGGAAGGCACGGCTTTCCGACCGGGTCAAGGCGTTTTTCGTCAGGACAAAGGCTAAAATTCCGTTTGAAAATCAACTGGAACTCCTTCGTGGTCGTGTCAAGGTTTTGGAAGAAGGCTGGGTCGATGCCCTGCTGTGCCCCTTGACTGAAATCGAAACGGCCGAGTGTCGTTTCACTTATTCCAAGACGCGCATCTATCTGCGCCGGGTACAAATGATGGAAGAAGCGACCGAGGAAGGCAAAGCGGCCGCAGATCAGGCGGTTGACATGGCTTGTGATGCCGTCTATGAGGCGAAGCAGGTCGAATGCTCTCTCAAAAAACGAGAGGGTGGCAGTTTGGTACGGCTGTATGGCCCTACTGAAATGTCGAACCTCGACCCCCGGATCATCCACGAAATTTGGGTACGCTACCAACAGGAATTTGTGCTGACGGAGGATGAGGTAAAAAAATTCTGAGCGCCAGCGAGGGCAACCTGTCCCTGCTCGGGACGTTTGCCACTGTTGGCGCTAACTACGGACTGAGGCTCGGCCCGTCATCTTCGGTGTTTGATCTGTCCCACGAAATGTGGAAGATGCTGAAACAGCATTGGAACTACGAACAGATGACCGAGGAAGATCGTCAAGCCCAGGCCAATACCATATCCCTTGTGAGCGACGGTTCCTGATGGCTGATTTAACATTTAAAATCGCATCCGATCTCGAAGAAGCCGGTTTCAAAGATGCGGCAGAGCACGTCCGCAAGGTCGGTGGCGAGACAAAAAAAACAGGCGAGGAATCCAAGAAGGCCGCCAAGGGCGTTGATAAACTTCAACTGGCCTACAGTGCGATGGTCGGCTTGGGTGTCCTCGCCTTTTTCAAAGATGCTGTCGACGAATCAGCGCGCAACGAACAGGCGATGTTTCTGTTGCAACAGCGCGTCGAGAATACGACCCTGGCCTGGGACAAGGCCGCTTCAAAAGTCGAAGCCTTCACAAGTGCCATCGAGCAAACCACCCGTTTTTCCTCAGAAGAAGCCGCCAACGCACTATCCACCCTGACCGACAATACCGGCGACCTGCGCCAAGCCCAGGAGTTGATGAACTCCACGATGGGCCTCGCCATCGCCCGCAACATGGACTTGGCGGCGGCGGCTGAGATCGTCGGCGGCACGGCGGCCGGGGTACAGGGAAAGATGGGCGAGTTGGCCGAGGTCATGGGCCAGGATGCATCAAAAGCGAAAGACTTGGACAAGTTGCTCGGCGACCTTGACTCCCGCTTCGGCAAGCTGGCGACCAACGAAGATACGCTCATCGCCAAACAGAAAAAATTCGGAAACCAGCTAAACAATTTTAAGGATCAGGTCGGCGACTTTTTCCGACCTGCGGTCGGTGAAGTCATGGACGCCATCGGCCGACTGTTGAAGGTGCTTGATCACGCTGTTGCCGCCTGGGTCGCTGGCTGGGTTGCGATGTGGAATGCTGTCACTTTAAAGTTCGGCGAGGCGAAATCCTCAATGAAATTGGTGCAACAGGAACTCGGCTTGGCCCTGGATGCCATCGCTGGCAAGCTGGACGGCGTTGGGGACGCCACCGACAACCTTGTCGACAAAACGAAGGTTAAGGGTAAAGAACTTTCAGAGGAATATCTCAATCTGATTGCCACCCTGAATGCCGAAACGAACAAGTTGATGGCGGGTGGCTTCGAGCAGGAACTCGCGGCCCTGGACTCACAATACGAGGCCAAGCTCGAAAAAATGATCGAGTCCATGAACCGGGAGCGCATCGCCAAGGAAGAACAACAGCGCATCCTGTCAGCGATGGACGCAAACCACGAAGCGAAACAGTTCGCCATCGCGAAAACTCATTTCCAGAAGCGCGCCGCTTTGTACGCAAAATTTGGTACGATCCTGGGCGTCACCACGGCGAAAATGCTGGCCGGTGATGTCTCGGCATGGAAGACGGCGGCCGGGCAGGTCATTGATATTGTGGCTTCGGAAACTTCGGCCATCGTCATGTCGCGGGCCATCGCTGGCGCGGGACAAGAAGTGGCAAAGAAGGGCTACGCCGGTCTGATCACTGGTGCCGGGCTTATCGCGTGGGGCGCCGCCAAGGTCGCGGTCATTCAAGGGCTGGCCCAGGCCGCGAAAGGTGCCCTTACTGGCGGCGGCGGTGCTTCTACCGCGCCGACTGGCGGTGGTGGTGGTGCTTCGCCGGGTGGATATGAACCTGTTTCTACCCCTGCGGCCGCCCCGGCCGCTACCCAAAAATCAGTAATCGTTGACGTGCGCGGTGACTTTTACGGCGAACCGGCCTTTGTTGACCGGCTGGCCGAGCGAATTTCCGAGGCGGTTGAGGATCGCGACGTGCGCCTCGTTTCAAGACAGGTGGTAACCGACTGATGGGAAATACTATTTTACAGATGATGGTGCCGGGCATTGAAGGCCAGATGCTTTTCGAGTCCTTCGAGGGCACGAATTGGCAATCTGATCAAGAATGGTCTGTCATCAACGGCAACCCACAGGCGTCCAGCGACGCCCCTTACATCGGGACAAAGTCTTTCAAACTGGACGATGGCACATGGCCCCTGATTGAATTTGACGGGACAGGGACGCCACAACTGAATTTTAGGTGGGCAGTTTGCTACTTTCAGGACGACGCTACCGTCATCACCGGCACCTTCACGCCTTTTATGTTGGTCGAAGGCGCCGCCGCTGGTGGTTTCGATGCTGGTATCGGAGTTGATCTGTCTGTTTCGACTGGCTTTTACTGCAAGCGCTCGGCCGGGGTGAACACCGCGACAGCGATTGCGCGCACAAACGGCTACCATCAATTCGCCATTCATAATTCAGGCGGCATCCTGACAGCCTATATCGACGGGGTTTCGGTTGGCGTCGTCACCCCTGACTCTCTGGAATTACGTAGTCTGCGCCTGGGCGAAATCACTGGAAGCGGCACCCCTGGGTGGGGCTACTTTGACAACGTCCAACTTGCGACTGAGCGCGATATTGTAGTCAACAACGTGCCCGATGGCGCGTTGGTTACCTTGATGGACGAAGACCATGTGTCAATCGCCAGCGCCACGGCGGCCGCAGGGGCCGCGACGCTGTCGGTTGGGTTTAATAATAGTCCTTTTGTCGCTCTCATAAAAACCACCAAAGCTGACGGCGTCCAAGGCCAGCTACAATCCGGGCTTCAAGAAATATTCGCTGGTGATGCATTCAGGCAACACATCATCGACTTCGGCCGTCGCGTAGACTCTTTTGACTATCCCCCGGTCGTGAAGCGGAATGACAACGAGTCCAACAGTGGCGTCAACGAAACGATATTTTTTAACGCCAGGAACAGTCCAAAAATCAGCGTCCCTCATATTACAGACAGCCAGCGTCGTGAACTCCTGGGCTGGTGGGGCTTCGCCCAGCGCGCCAACGTTTACGGAGTTGCCATCGACAGCGACAAACTGTTGAACGTCAGGGTGTCATCTTCCACCGCGAAGCAGGGTGTTGTCTCAATTGTACAGACCCCAAACACTGAGTTTGCCATCGGGCAAAAATTGATCATTCGCCACCCTGACAACCTTTTTTGGGAAAGCATTGAAATCATCGGGCTTGGAACAATGCCGAACTCCATCCAATTGAAAGACCCCTTGATTCACACCTACCCCACCGGGTCGTTTATACGCGAGGAATTTTACTGGCCGCAGGTGATCACCCTGGATAAGAAACTTGGAATCAGCCTGTCCAACACACGCTTGAAGCGGTGGCATTTCACAAATACATTTAAGGAAGAACTGTGACTCAATCCGTCAACAACCGATACCTGGGAGCCCTGGCCGAGCCATCGAAGGCGCCGGTTTACATCATTGAGTTCGATGGTATTCCTGATAGGTTTTCCAACCTGACGGTTCAAAACCCCACCGGCACCAAGCCGAAGAAGCTGGCTGGTGGCGTTGATGGGTCTGGAAGCCAGATCACCGTGGACGAGGGCCGTAGTAGTATAGGCCAGATGTCGTTTGACTTACAGGATTCGGCCGAGGATATCACGAAACTGATGTCTCTGTATGACCTGCCCAACCGCAAGGTGACCATCACAACCGGCTTCGCCAACATAGACGAAAAGTATTATGTCGAGGTTTTTGTTGGAAAGGTGCTGGATTTCAAATTGAAAAGCGACAACACAACGTGGTCATTTCAGGCGGTCAACAACCTTTCCCTGGAACGCGAGAAGATTTTCACGGCCGTCACAAAACTGACGGCCGGGGTCGGTTCCGGGGATGCGACGATCCCGGTGGTTGGCACCAGCACATTCGCCACGGCCACGGCTGGGAAGTTTTACATTAAAATCAACGACGAGGTCATTTCATACACCGGGGTTACGGCTACCAGCTTTACCGGCTGTACCCGTGGTGAACTTGGAACCATCGCGGCCGCCCACTCCCTTGACGATCAGGCGTTCAATCACCTGCACCTTCTCGAACATGGAATCGACCTGATCCTTCAAATCCTGACAAGTACCGGCCTGGGCACCAACGGCCCTTACGACGTTTTTCCAGCGTCGGCCGGGCTGGGCATTGATCAGACCCTTGTGGACGTGGCGCACTTCATTTCAGAAAAACAAAAATGGCTCAATATCTACAATTTTGAGTTCGACGAGAACGAGCCAACAGAGGGAAAGGCTTTTCTTGAAAGCCAGCTGTACCGCTTCATGAACGCCTACCCGATCATCAGCAACGAAGGCAAAATCTCGATCAAGGTCTACACACCTCCGTTGCCGACACAAACCATCGCCCAACTGACCGACAACAATCTGCTGGGCGCCCCGGCATGGCAGGGAAACATCATGGCGCGGTACTTTTTCAACGAGATCGACTTCGATTTCGACTACGATTTCCGCGACCAGGAGTTTAAAACCAAGATTCTGTACGCCGACAGCACCAGTCAGGCGCGCTTCAACGAAACCCGGACGATGGATATCCAGAGCCGGGGCCTGAAAACTGACATCGGAGGCACGACGAGAATCCCCGACAAAATCGCTGATCGTGTGTTCAAGCGATTCGGCATCCCGTCGCCGGTCATTTCAGCGAAATCCTTCTTTGCCGACCGTCTGATTGAGCCCGGCGACGTGATTCGCCTGACCAGCGACAAAATCCCGGATATTGACAGGGGAGTTCGAGGGGTGGAAAATCAACTTGTTGAGGCGGTTCGGGTGCGTCCTGACTACCGCCAGGGCAAAAACGACTTCATGCTCTTGAACACAGGGATTTCGGCCGGGCGCAAGTATGCGGCCATCACGCCGACCACCGATCCACCGACCAGTTTTCCAGTTTTTTCGGCCGCGACTAGTGCCCAAAAGAATTACGCTTTTATCAGTAGGGAAATCAACCCTACGACTGGCGTGATGGGTGACAGCACAGACGGCTATTACATAACTCCGTAGGTTAAAATGGCTTCACTTCCCAGCGTACCGTGGACAGATATTGAGGATTTTCGGGTCGCCGTTGACGCGCCGGTCAGCACCGACTTGATGACCGACATTGTTGTCGACCTGAACTTCCTGTTTAGTGGCCTGACGCTCAACGGCGCCAACATGGCGACTTTTGTTGCCACTGGCTCCTGGGTGCCACCCGCAGGTATTCAACGCGCCGTGGCTCTTGTTTGGGGTGGCGGCGGCGGCGGTGGCGGTGCAGGTTCCGGCGCCACGGCAAATGGTGCGGCTGGCGGATTTTCGTGGGTCGGTGTTGCTGGTAACATTGCGCGAGGTGGACAAGGGGGCGCTGGTGGTCAAGGCGCCAGTACTGGGCCACCTTTGGGAATTGGCGGTGTTGGTGGTGCTGGCTACGCACCAATTTGGACGCCCACGTCGATTCAGATGGGTTCGCAACAAGGCAAAGCTGGCCGCGAGGCCACACCCGGCTATGGCGGCGGTGATGGCGGTGATGGTGGTTTAGCAACAGGCGGCAGGCGCAACGGGTTCGGCGGCAGAGGGGCAAACACTTTCCCTATTGTTGCTACCGCAGGTGGCGTTGCCGACGTTGTTTCCGCTTGTGGCGGCGGCGGCGGCGGCGGCGTATGGTCTGGACTCTACGGTTCGGGTGGTGGTGGCGGCGGCGCGGCTGGTGAACACTCTCAATTTTCACTTACCGTCAGCCCCGGCGTTCCTGTTCCTATCCCGGTTGGTGGGGGTGGGGCTGGTGGGGCTGGTGGAGTAGGGGGGGGAACG